GGAGGAGGATACGCGCTTGCTCGTTTAGCACCCCTAAAATGTTTAAGTTATTCAATAAGTTAGCGGTATTACTTCGATTCATTATTAACACCTTGACCTAACTCGCCTGCTAATGCGGCGTAGCCACACATATCAATAGCATTATCAACATGAGATGGACTGTGTTTATATCTAGCAATTTTAAGTAGTGTCATTAGTATTGCAACATCTTGAGGTGTGATTCTGTGATTAAGATAAGCCGACCATAACCTTCCTATGTTAGCAAAATTATCCTCTGCTTGTCCATGAGTAGCCTGTCGGTCTTTACTTATATACTCATTAGCAGTTCTTAATATCTCTGTCTTATCTATTATCTTATCCATTGTCTTATCCTATAACATTAGTAATTTATATTCATCTTGCCTACGCACTTGTAGTCCTCTTAATATCTTACCACCTGCCCTACAATACTTCAACAACGATTGACCAGCAACCTCTTTATTGCCGCGTAACATCGCTTGACGGATGGTTGATCTTTGAAAGCATCCCAAACCAAGATTAAAGCTAAAGCTAACAAGAGCATCAAATTCAGATTGTTTAAGGCGCAGGTTAGGTAACATCTTACATACTCCCAACTCGAAACGATTGAGGTCGCGTTTAAGAATTCCATCTATTTCCTCATTAGTAAATGTTTTATTCCATGAAGCTGGTAGCGTTTTACCATCACCGATAAGATGACCAACACCCACAGTCCAAAGCCCAGCAGGGCAACGATAAGGTTTATTCCTAATACCTTCATGGTGTTTAATTAATATTATGCCTTTATTTGATACCTTCAATTATTTCTTTTCCCAAGTTCTTGAGCCAAAGTAAAAGCCAATAATAGAACCAACAATACTCATTTCATCACTAGAAAATATAGTATCCATTGATTCAGGTGTAAATCCACCTGTAGATTTAACTGCCCACCAAAATCCTGCTACATCTACAAACAATAGTAAACTTACAAAAGTAAATGCAATTATTGGTCTTACACTTGCATTAAGGGTTTTAACCCATTGAGCAGATTCAGATACAAGTTTAGCATCATGTTCGTATAATGCTTGTCTTTCTTGTGCGTATGTTTCTGCGTATGTTCCTTCTAATTCAATTGCCGCAATCTTTTCTTGAGATACAAATCCAGCCTGTGCCATTGCCATTTGTTGAGCATTTTGTAATTGAGCCATTTCTCGCTCATGCTTTTGATCGCCTTTTTGTTGAAAAAATCCAAGAATGCTTGGAAGTCCAGCAGTAGCAAAACCTAGTATTGATGATAATAATGAGAACATATTAATTTCCTATTGGGTTAGTCATTGATTTTTGTATAGCTTTCATTTGAGTGTTTAAGCCATCTATTTGAGCTTTAACTTCAGAACGAACACTTGTTAATGAAGCTTCTACTTCTCTTTGTGATCCACGAGCAATAGCTGAAGTTTCACGAGCTAATGCAATAGCGTCTGATGCTTTCTCATTAATTCTAATGCTTGAATCTTGAATGGCTAATAAACGCTCTTGTTGAGCTTTCATTTGTATTTCTAGTGCTTGCACTTTGCTTTCATCGTATGAATCAACGACCGAACGCATTTTGTTGAAAGTCGTAATTCCATAATAAATCGGCGTTCCTACGACTGCTATAAGCGTTGAACCTATCAGAAATACTTGTTTGAGTGATAAGCCCCATATAAATTCCTTGTTGAAGTCCATAATCATTTTCCTGTGTTAAATTATAAGAATCAACCATATTCGGTTGAGTTAAATTGTTTGGGCTTTGTAATAAAGCCAAACTTAAAACTATTCCTAATCCAGGAACAATCTCTACATCTTTCTTATCGTCTGATTTGGTATCTTCTTTTTTAGATTCACTTTTAACTTCGCTTGTAGTGCTATTCAATGCATTACTAAATGTCTGCACAATATCTGTCTGTGCAATTACAGATTCGGTTATCGTAGGCGTAACACTTGTGTTGAGTATTCCGCTCGGATTCACAGGGCTTATTACACTCACAGGGCTTGTTACATTGTCCTGATTGTCTAATGTCATCTTGCAAGTATTGGATGTTTCCGACCAGGATGTCCAAGTTGGCATACCATACGGATCGGAGCATTGGGAAATTCTTAATTCCGTTATCAATCCTTCGTAACCACTTGCGCATGATAAAGCCCTTGTTTCTGTTGTTGATACACAAGTTGGCGGATCAGCAACACAATTATTTGAACTATCTTGCCAAACCGACCAACTACTTGCGCTACAAGTATAATACCTAACCTGACTTAATGCACCTGAATAATTTATAGCGCATGATAAGGTTCTAGTTTCTGTAGCGTCTGTGCAAACAGGTTGAATATAAGGCGCACATATTGGATCATTAGGATAATATGGACACCAATATCCTGTAAGCGCAGTTGCGTCATCTATGTCATAGCATTGTAAATTTGTTATGTATCCATTTTGATCAGGAACATAAGTGCAATACCAGGCATAAGCATTACTGCTTATCAACAATAACAGGAAGCTTAAAGTCCGAACCATATAACTTATAGAATCTTTCAGGGTATCGTTTAAACCAAGCGCGTCTTGCAACATCGCCTAAAGCGCCACCGAATGGGCAAGGACTAGATGCCATTTCCATTGCTTCCCATATAGCTTCATCTTGACACATTAAACTTACCGCACTTACCTTTAATCCTAAATTAGATAAAGTTTCAGCTTTGACTACTCTTGCACAATTTTCATCTTCAACTGTAAATCCACCGCTAATAGAAACAACACCTGTATTAGCTCCACCACTTACACCTGTTTTACAAATTTTGGGATTCATAGTAGAAATAGAAGGCGCAATAGCTGAAGGAACAGGCATGCCTTTCATATTTGTAGTAATATTAGTATCAGCCGCAAATACTTGGTCTGAAATAATTGCTAATAATCCGCCAATAACAAGCGCCAATATAAATGTTATAACTTTATTCATTAAAATTCCTTTATATCAAATTTATACATATCACAAATTCTTTTAGCCATTTTATTAAACTTTGCTTCATGCTGATCAAAATCATGGTGATTGCTTTTATACAATGCAACATGAATGCACTCGTGCATCATCGTTTGAAATATATGATCCCAAGTGTCGCACATCTTGTCTATCTCAATTCGCATTGGTTCTGTATGAAAATAGCCAAACACTTCATTAGTATTTATTACACTAAATGAAATTTTATGCGGCTGGGGCATAGGAAATTCATTAAAGGGCGGGAGCGATGCACATAGTTTATATATCTTACGCAAATTCTGTTTTGTCAGCAATTTGTTTGGCATAATCTGTGTCATTGTATTGAATTATCCCATTAGGTGAATAGTAAAGATAAATGCCCTTGTTTTCTTCTTGAGTTTTTAGCGTGTGATGGGGCGCACACAAACTTTGAAACAGATTACTTCTAAACTTATTTTGATTTTGCCTGTGAGGAAATACATGGTCAATATGAAGCGCTTGAACCACTTTACCCTCAATTAAACATGCCGAACATAATGGATTTTTACTTAACTGAATAACTCTTTGTTTTTTCCAAAAGGCGGTAGCATATAATTTACTATTTTCTTTGCCTTTTTCTGTTACGCCCCCACCATGATCAGAACAAAAAGTGGATCGGCTAGTTTTTTCATTCTTGCAACCTAATTCCCGACACTTGGTGTTAAGAGGTGCAGTTGGCATTAAATTACCTACTCATAAGATAAATGGCAATAATCATAATGATAACGCCAAGCAATAATTCTATCATAAATTAACCTTTAAAATTAAGATCATGCAACTTTTCTTGAGGGACATTGTAAGCTGGTCTATTAGGTTGTAATTCACCCCAATACTTTTCATCTTTAGCTTCATGCCCCCATATCCATCCTCTAATTGTATAATTGCCATCTATACCTGTTACAAAATAAAACTTACGATCACCTGCATCAGATTTATGAATGATTAAATGGCCTTTTTCGTAAGGCGTGGATCGAACTTCAACATTATCCACATCAACATCATTTATTTGACCGCAACCGCCCCAATGCAGTTTTAAAAATTTAGCAACTGCTTTTTCAGTCAAACATCCTTCAATCATGGTTTGCCATTCACTTCCAGGCTTTAATCCATGTGTATAAGCATAGCCTGATTTTAATCTTTGCATTCTTCTTAATACGCCTGACATTGCAGTTTCAATAATTTCAGCGTTTGTTAATTGTATTTTTGTATTATTCATCCATGCTCCAACCTAGCTGGGCAAAATAACTTTCAATATTCTGTATGTAAAATGTAAATTCCTCGATTGTAAGATCACTCGTTGAACGAACATAAGGAACTTGAATTCCATTAATAGTTTTTTGTTCACATAAGAAAAGATGCCCACATAAAAGATGCACTTCCATAGGTAAGTAACCTGTAAACTGACTAATGCTTTTATATAATTTACCCCACAAAAACTTATTTGCTTCAAGCGACCTCTTATCACCACTAACCTTTTCTTTGATCGTAACTTGCGGTGTTTTGCCTTCTTTGATTAATGCT